TAAGTATTCCAATACTTCAACTATTGGACAATGTCCTATTTGTTGAAGTTCATTTACCCATTGATTAATCTTATTAGAATGACTTTGTTTGAGGTGTTGTAAAGGGCGAATCATTCCTTGAGTAGATTTACCTATGTAATGTATTGAATTTGTAAATGGACATTTTAATGCGTAAATCAATCTTTTAGCTTCCATATTTATATCTTTTGTAGTATAAAGATAAGAAATTCAATCCAATTTCTTTACATTAATACCTTTTCGGGTATAAATTTTCCCAGTAAAATCAAGGCTTTTAAAAATAATTTGTTAAAATGTGAAAAATATTTGTTGATAATTGAAACCTTATTTCTATATTTGCATATAATTAGTTCACAAACAAAAATTAAACGCTATGAATAAGCAAATTAAAATCGGGAAAATTACTTTAGATTGTACTTTAAACTATGTTAAAGTTATTCGCTATTGGAAAACAGATTGGAATGATATTCATCTTAAAGACCAATCATTAGAAAGATTAAAAGAAATATTAGTTAACATGCGTTTAGAAGCAAAAGATAACGTATGGTGGGCACAAACTATGACGTATCGTGCTACTCATTGTAATACAAGACGCATTATTATTGCTTTAATTGAAGTTTTAGAAAGTGGTGTGCAAAGCAAACCAATTGTAATCGGTTAATTATAAATTATTAATAAACACACATTTTAACTGCTATGGAAAACCAAAAAATTATTGAAATTATTCTACAAGAAGAAAGAAGATTGTGGGATGATCTTCTTAAATGTGTTCATGTGTTAGGAACAGATGACCCATTAACAGATTTAGCTTCGGCAAGATATGGTGCTATTTATAAATTATTACAAACACTTAAATTAAAATGAAATCAACTATGAAAAAACAAGAAATGATTAACGTAATTATGCTTGAAGAAAAAGCATTATACGAAGCAGTTCAGCAAGCCATTGCATTATTAGGATTAGACAATGAAATAACTCAATCTGCAATTACACGATGGAGTACAGTTAATAAATTAGTAAAATCTTTAGGGCTATGAAAAATTTAAACGAAACACAAAAGGACATTTTAGGAACTTTATTTGCATTATCATTAGTGTTCACTGTAGTGGGTTATTTTACCGTTACACAACCAAGCTATTCAGAAACGAATGAAGAGCCTGTAATCGAAGCTAAGCACGTTCAATCGCCTGTATTAGAGCAATACGGAAAACTATTCACTAAAAACTAAAAAGATGACTTACGAAGAACTAAAACAAGAATTTAATCAAATTGGATTTGTTGTGTTTGATTACAATCATTCAGAAATGCATTGCGAATATAAAAAAGGAAACATTTCTTTTTATGTTATTTTGGATTGGCAAACAACAAGTTTTAATTATGAAGATGGTAAATATGATTATGTAGTAATGCCGAAAAAAGGATTTTGGTACACAGATGAAGACCCTTATACAGAAAACATAATGCAATTTACAGATGGTTATACTAAGTGGATAACTGAAATGATAGAGTTAGCTTATTATAATAGCGAGTTTTTACTAAATTTTTTAATGCGAGATGAAGATGAAGAACGTGAATTTTACTTGTATGGTATTTAGACTACAACTGATGAAAAGGTTTTGGGCAACCAAATCATCACACGAAACAATCAGAGGTACATTTAATGAGGAACTGTACAAAAGGATATGTGAAATAAAATTTAACGAGAAGTTATGAAAAAAAACGAAAGAAAATTTGTTGAGTTTGTCCACGTTTATATAGTGCTACCTATGTACATTTGGATGTTTATTTTAATTATTATTAACTATAAAAAATGGATATGAGATACAAATTAATTTATAAAATAGGAATGGCAACAGTGCAAGAATGGATATTTACATCCGAAAGTTTAGCGTACTGGAAGAAAATGGACTTAATTGAAACAGGACGTTTTAATATGGGTAGTTTTAAAATCGAACAATTTGACGTTCTAAATTTTAACAAATGAGTGAGTTTATAGATAAAATAAACTATCTAATTGAACGAGATGGTTTGAATGCACGCAACAGAAAACGAGAAATAATTTATCGTAAATGTTATTTACAAAGTAAACTAAGAGAATTAGGGATGAATTTCAGGCAAATAGGTGAAATGTTTAATCAACACCATGCTTCAGTTATTCACAACATAAAGACTCACAAAATAATGTCTGATTTATATGCTGACATTTATTCAACTGAAATTAGTGATTACGTTGCTGAATTAACAGGATTGAAATTTGAGCCTCCAAAGCGTAATTTAGTTGAAGATATTATGTATTGTAATAAGTTATACGATTTGAGAATAATAAAAAGACGAATTAAAGAAAATTATTATGATGATTACAAAACAATAATTGAATAATTGCGTTATATTTGTACACGGACTTCTCTCACATTATAAGTCCTTAAGGTATTATTGACCCTTGTAATGAAGTAGAAGTGAGAGACTACGGATTTGCGAGGGTTTTTTTATTACTTAAATATTTGCAATGGCAAAAGACAAAAAATCGTTTATCCTTTACGTTGACCAAAAGGACTTATGGAACAAACTTCCTGATGAAATTGCAGGTAAATTAATCAAACACATTTATTCTTATGTTAGCGATGAAAATCCAACCAGTGATGACTTGATGATTGAGATAGCTTTTGAACCAATCAAGCAACAGTTGAAACGTGATCTTAAACTATTTGAGGAAAAGCGAGTTAAGAGAAGCGAAGCAGGAATAGCAGGAGCTAACAAACGATGGCAAGAGATGGCAAACGATAGCAAACGCATAAATGATATAGCAAAAATAGCTGATAATGTTAATGTTAATGTAAATGATATAAGTATATATAGAGCATTCGCTCAATTATCTATATCAAATCAGGAAGTTGAAAAATTGCTTGAAAAATATTCAATAGAAGAAATTGATGAGGTATTAGATTCCATAGAAAATTTCAAAGGAAACAAGAAATATACTTCACTATATTTGACAGCTACAAAATGGTTGGCTAAGAACAAGCCTAAACAACAAGAAATGATTTATGATCCATTAGTAGAAAAAGCAAGAGCATATGGATATATTAAGTAAGGGAAGTTCACAACAGTATCTGTTGGACTACAAAGCAGGACGTATTAAACAAGGGTTAGGATTAGATTGTAACTTAGATGATAACCTTAGATACAAACCTAAACAATTAAACATCATTTTAGGACACGACAATGTTGGAAAAACGTATTGGATTAATTGGTACTTTCTTTCGCTTTCATTAAAGCATGGAATCCGTTTTATTTTATGGTCAGGTGAGAATCAGTACGGACAAATCCTAAGGGATATGATTCAAATTTATTCAGGAAAGCCATACCGAGAATTAAACGAACAACAAATACTTAGTTATTCAACTTACTTGGAGCAATTCTTTGATTTTGTAGATAATTCCAAACTATACAAACCTGCTGAATTATTCGAGATATTCCGTAAGTCAGATGCTCACGCTTGTTTGATTGACCCTTACACAGGACTTAACAGAGAAATGGGATATGAAGGTAACTACAAATTCCTAAATACTGCACGTCAATTTGTAAATGAAACAGGTAAGTCAATCTACATAAACACGCATCCAAATACGGAATCAGGAAGAGCTGGTAATATATATGCTGATTCACATCATTGGAAAGGACATTTGAAGCCACCAATGAAAGACCATATTGAAGGAGGTAAAGCATTTTTGAATCGCTGTGATGATATGTTTGTTATCCACAGATTAGTGAAACACGAAACAATGAAATTTGTAACTTTGATTTCAGTTGAGAAAGTAAAGGACACTGATACAGGAGGAAAGATTACTGCATTGGATGATTTTATTATGTGTGATTTTAATAGTGGATTAGGATTTACAATAAACGGAAAAGACCCATTGAAAGAGCATAGACCAAAGCCACCTAAACAAATCACTATGATTGAACAAAAGTTAAACAGTATTAAACAAAACACGAATTTCTAATGGACATCGGATTAAAATTACTACACATAAAATCACTCATTCAAAAGAACATTTGGAAGGTGAAACTAACAAGAGAAGATTTAGAAGAAAGAAAGCCTGATGCAGTTGCGTTTATCAACGGAGCAAAAGACACAGAGAACGATTTAAAGCAGATTCAGTTAGCGATTAAAGAATTAGAAACAGAACTTCGATTGCAAGGAAGAGAAATCAACAGATGCCTGCATATAAACGGAGAATTGAAAAAACGAATTGAAGAATTAGAACACGAATTAAAATACAAAAACGTAGAACTATGATTAAAGAGAAAAAGTTAGTAGCACTATCAGCAGTGCTTCCAGTATTAGCAGACTTCATTGAGGACTTAAATGACCAATTTGTATTCAAGCAGGACTTAAAACGTAAAGCAAACATCCTTGCAGAAGAGATTCGAAAAGTTGATTACAAAGTTTTGCAGGTATATGGAGAAAAACGAGAA